TCATTCGTCATTCATTCTATGGTAGAAATCAATTTTAATTCTCTCATATACGGCTTGCACGTTGGTGTAGGCGCGTCCGTGGTTTACCGTTTCGTTGTAAACCTCATGCTCCACAACCTCGGCCACCCATTCTATCCAATCGTGGTTAATGTAAGAGGATAGTTTCTTACCTCGGTAGTTGAAACAGTCAAAGCGACTGTTCCTGTCCTCATGGATATTCTGGATAAGGGTGTGGATTTTGCCTCTTGTCGCGTCCTTATCTACAATGTGGTTTTCCTCGCGCACTTTTTTAATAATGCGACACACTTTTTCAATAGCAAGGTCAAAGAAAACCCCGGTGGTATGCTTTATGCGTAGCTGCGTTTCCGGGCGCAAGCCCTCGGATATGTCGGTGAGCATATCGTTTTGTTTCCGGGTTTCAACAAGCAGGTCATTAACCATTTTGTTGTTGCCCTTAATCATGCCGTCTATAATAGACTTGAACCAGCGGAAACAAGCTACCCACAACAATGCAGTCAGTATAAGGAAAAAGGCGGCGGTAACGGCCATCATTCCTACATCGCCTATATTCTTGGCGATTACGTCAACTTCTTGTGTCATCGGTTTCTCTTTTTACCACGTTTGTAGAAAGCGAAATTATCCTTGTCGGCCTGCGTTATCTCGGTCTTGGGAGAGAACACATTAAAGCCAAACATATTGCCGTAGCTTACCACCTTGATAACGGCACGGAAAGGGAATTTGCGATTTGGGTTGCAAAACACATTCCGCAACTTTTTACTGTCGGTGAAAAACGCGGATTTGGCCGCACCCTCACCATAAGCTACAAGCAAGCGGTCTCCATTCTCGGTTGCGCGAGTGGTACACCCGGTAAACACAGTGATTTGGTTAACCACTGCGTCTATCGGGGTGTAGTCGCAATCGAAAAGGTCGGAGCTTGTTACAGATTCGTCCTCAACGAAATCCTCTATTTCCTCATCTATCATAAGTCCATAGGGATATTGAGAGTGGCACAATCGCTATCCACCATATTGCGGATAGCCAGACGGTCGCGCAAAAAGTCCTCGTAGGGCTTCTTGTATTCTTTGGGTAGCAGACCCAGCACTGCGCTCTGATACTCGTTCACCAGCTTGCTCTCGGTGTTGGCCGAGTACTTGGCAGATAGCAGGGTGCTGAAAATGTTGTCTGCGGTCGTGGGATATTCCACACGGAGGCTGTCGTACTGGAACATCTTGCCTGTTGCAGTCTCCGGGTCGGTGGCGATTGTTACGCCGCCCATGTCATCCTTGACAACATCAACCTCTACGATGTTGTGGTTGTAGAGTACGGTACCTTGCCCGTTGTTATACGGGTCAATTACCTGCGGCCGTGTTTCCGATAGCAGCCCGATTGATAAAATACTTTTTTCCATTTTGAATAACGGTGTTAAAGATGTTTTCTTTATGTTGCTCACTACACCTTAAAGCCCACCCGTATTCCGAGGGGAATAGATGTTTAATGTCTTGTTGGTCGCGGATAGGGTTGTTGCGGGCCACCTTGATTGATTTCTTGTAGAATCTCAAAAGTATGCTCTTACGCATCAACACGCCATAGTGGTTTTGCTTGAACCCCACATAGTCAATGCTCCTATCATCAACCGGGAAAATCTGCCAAGTGTGCTTAAACTCCACTTTTAGCTCCGCAGCCAGATATAGCCCCGCCATGTCGAGAACGAAATGCAGTGCAACCGAGCTTTCAGCCAGAAACACCATATCATCCATGTAGCGGAAATAATAGAGCTTGCATCCGAATTTGAGCCTTACCAACGCCGCCAATTCCTCAACAACCCAGTGGTCGAAATATGCGAAATAGAGATTGGCTAAGTATTGGCTGGTGTAGTTGCCTATTGGCAGACCTTTTTCTTTACCGTTGCTATCTATAATCTTATCTAACAGCCTTAAAAGTTGTTCATCCGCAATGGTTATGCGGATTATGAGCTTGAGGGCGGCGTGGTCTATATTGTCGTAGCATTTTTTAATATCGGTCTTGAGGCACATTCTCGTACCTCGTTTGTCGCGTTTTAGAGCGTGGCGCACGTCAAGCATACATTTGTGAGTGCCTCGGCCCTTGATACATGAATAGGTATGCTCAATAAATATGTGGGTCCAGTGCTGCCCCAGCACGTTTATGATGCAATGGTGAATAATCCTATCTGGAAAGAACGGAGCAATCATAATGTCGCGCTCTTTCGGGTCATATATTTTCTTTACGCGATACTCGCCCGGCTGGTATGTTTCATACCTTAACATAGCCCATAGCGCATCCATATTCTCCAATATGTGTTCATTGAACCGCTTTATATCCGAGTGGTCGCCTTTGCCTTTCTGCGCCATATATTGAGCGCGGCAAAGATTCTCACAAGTATATAGCAGCCAATACACATTATACAGCTTTTTGGTCGGTGAACAAAAGAGTTTTCCAGTGTCCCCGATATAAAGCCCGCAATCCTCAAAGTCGGAATATTGAGGTTGATATGTATGCGTCTTTTTGCTCATTGTGCCGTTAGTCAAAAACAGAGTTTTGGATTTCCTACTCACACTGTCTTAATCACTATTTTTTTACCAAGAGGTAAGGTGTCGGCGGTCAACAGTCTGAAATATCTTATTCAAAGAATTGAAACCACGGTAAAAGCGGAACGCCCCATTCGCATTCGTCCACGAGCTACGATTGTTCGCATTCAGATAACCGAAACCCGCATTCGCGCCATTGTTCGCATTGGCAGACAGGATGGCACCCCTGACCGCCGACACCCGTATTTCGTTTTGCGTTAATCCGTTTTATTTCATTGTATTACATATTAGTTTGACAATATTTTCGTTGCTCCGTGTTCCGTTGTTTTGCAGTCCGTCAAAAACGGCACAAGCGGACCGCCCCAAACGCACCCGTCCACGAGCGACGATGGGTCGCATACAGAACACCGAAACCCGCAAGCGCGCCAGAGGTCGCAAGGGCAGACAGGAGGGCACCGTACCAGCCCGAAGCATTGACACCAGCCTGCCAGAGATAATCACACAATCCTTGATTGGAGCTGGCTCCTACACTTGTGGGGAAAGTGAAACCGTCATAGGAAAAGCCGAAATTCCACTGATAGCCATCGCTACGGGGTAGGTCGGTGATAGCAACGTAGCCGTCCGGCACAGTTGTTGCGTTGTCGGCCGGGGACGTAAATTTGGTAGGGTCAGAGCAGCCATAGGCCGTTGTCTTTCCATTTTCACTATCCGGCGAATAGTGGATAAGAACGTCATCGGCCAAGAACCACAAGTATTCATACGGGGCTTCAAGTCCACGATAAGAGTTGACTTGCACAACCTTGTCGCCGCCGGTCCAGCCTTTGATTGTATAAGACACGCGGCCCGTGTTGTTGCCGAGGGTTGCAGTCACGCCGCAGGGGATAAACGGCCTATAACCGCCCCATGTGTTCCACTGGCTGCCGTCAACAGCGGGACCACTGCCGAGGCCGCCTTGATGAAAGCCATCAGCCGTGAGCGTTTCGTTGTAGGTGTCCTGACAGTGGAGAGAAGCATATTCGATGCGCTGGAGCCATGCAATTTCCATATAGGCACGAGCCATGCCTAAGTGAGTGCCATTCTTGCAAGCCGGCCTTGCGCCGGCCTTAGAGATTGAGGTGCGGGGCATACCGAGCTGAGAATTGTATGTGCCGTCCTTGCTTGCGTCCGAGGCACCGCTGCCGCCACGGAAATTAGTAGCGTTGGGGAGCAACGACAAAATGCCGTTTGCATCGCGCAAAAGCTCTCCGTCTGCCCCCCACTGGAGCCAGCACCCGGAAACGGCCGTATTGTTGGCAATGTCGATAGTCGCGCCCCACGGCGATAGGGTCTTTCGGGTCATACGCACAAAGCCGGGCAGAGCATACTCGGAGATAGCCAAAGCCCACTGTGTGCCGTTCACCTCAAAGCGGGCATAGTATTCCGGCTTTTCAAGCATTACATTTCCGTCCGTTGTGTCGAGCTTTGCGGCCGCCCCGGAATCCTTTTTACGAGAATCGTTCTGGTGGAGATAGTATTTTACCGAGCCGTCCGTGTTCTCAACAAAACGCCTCAGTTTCTTTTGGATAGGGAGTGTGCGGTGCAAGTCCATGTTGCCGATACGGGTCAGCAAATAGTCCTTGCTGGTAAAATCGCCTTGCACACCATACCACATATCGTATGGATATTGCGGCTTAGTGGAGCCGCTGCCTAAGATTAAGCCCATAGCTTTACGATTTTAATAGGGGTTATCACTTGCACCCCAATAAATCTCATATTTGGCGGTGTCGATAGCGTTTGGGGGCAATGCCACTATCTTACCGGGAGTCCAATCACCGACAGGCACGGGGAAATCCCCTACCTCTTTGTCGCATATAAGGCGGCATTGCACGATAGTATCATTCTCCACCACGCCCGTTTTGGAGCGCAGGTATATGGAAAATGGCAGGCTATCGCGCAAAAGAAAGCCTTTTGAAAGGTCATCTATACGACCTTTGGCGAGTATTCTTACGTCATCCATAATTAACTGGGTTAATCTACTGCAAAGTTAATAATAAATGCGTTCATAGAACACACTTTAAGGCATAAATTATAGCCACTTGGAGCATTTGCCCCACAATCCCGCCTAAAATCGTAGCTAATATGTCGAGCCAATCCCATACGCCACCGTGCGCTTTATCCTTAAATTCCATGCCGGCGGCAAGTCCACCGACAAAGAGGATAGTGAGGAACAATGCGCAGGGGATAGCGTAGAGAAAGTGCTTGAGGCGGTTGCTTTCCGTAATCCAGCTCATAGCTATTCGTTGTTTGTGTTAGTGTTTGAATATTTAGGGCTTCGGCTCATAGTTAACTGCTGATATTCTGATGCCGGGCACATTTTGGCGGTTACATAATTCCACCCGATTATCTCAACATTGGAATATTGAGTATCTTGCGTGATAGTATTGGTTTTAGTAATACCACATTCGAGTGCGATAAAACTTCCTTTTGGTACTGTCACTGACTTGTGGGCCGGTACGTGGGTAAGCGTAGACGGTTTGAAATCATCAAGGCAATAGAATACAAACTCAACACTTGTGGGGGAAAAATTATAAATAATCATTCGCGTACCCACAAGGCTGCGCACATACTTTGATCCCTCTGCATCGTATGGGAATAGCACACCCGGCATACAAGGAAGCCAAAATAGATATGTGTATTGGCTTAACTTGGATAAGTTGGCACTTAGATATATCAACGGTCCAGTCTTATTCAAGTCAAGGCAATCATGCTCATCCACATAGGTGGATATATTGCTATTTGTTATTCCCGTAACAAAAGGCCGTAACCATCCGCTAAGTAGCATTTGCCCAGTGCGTCCATCAAGATACGCATTTCCACTCTCGCTTTCCAATCGCCCATTGCGGAATATCCAATTTGCGATATTAGCGTTTTCCGCCAAGAGGAATCCTGTCGCAATAGTTTCAAACTCCGCTCCAAAATCATTCCATTTGCTTGTATTGGTCGGCAATATATTTGAGAAAGAACCTGCATCAATACGCGCAATGTAATAGTGGTTATTATATTTCACCACATCAATGCGTTTGGCATTTCCGTAATATGTTTTAGAGCTATCATACACACCGCGAAAAACAAGAGCTGGCCCAACATCGCCGTCTTTACCATCTGCGCCGGGCTTGCCGTCAACACCATCGTAGGGCGTTACGCGGACGGGGGTAGTCCAGTTTGAGAGCAACGCATTTGTCTGTCCGCTGATTTTTGCGGTCGTGAGCCAAAGATATTTCAAGCTGCCGACACTCGGCATTGCAGTAGTCCATCCACTCGGCGCACGTTCTCCGTTGTTCAAAGTCGGTGCCGCGCTCTTTGACCCGTTGACAGCATAACGATACTCGGTGTAATCGCCATTTTTGCCATCAGTGCCATTCTCGCCGTCCTTTCCGTCATTAGGGAGTACCATCCATAAAACGGGTGTGGAGAAAGCCCCCCACTTGCCATCTTTCTTTTTGCGGACACTCTCATATTCGTAACGATAGCTGGTTGTTACGCCAGAGGGGTTGTCAGTCCAGCCTTTACGCAACGCCCAATCCATGCCCATAATCCATAACGGGCGACCGGTACTCGCGACTGTTGATTGTGTAACAGGTGCTATTGTAGTTGCCACTAAGCACTCATAATAATTGCCGTCTGCGCCAATAACGACATCGCCGACATTGTAAGATTTTCCGACAACGTGGTTTTCAGTCGTTAGCGGAGGCACGAAATCATCAACATACTCATCGCTTGCGGGAGTTGCGGGAGTTGTTTCGCTGCTCATCAAGCGATATATGCGTTCTACATCGGCCGTGTCGATTGAAAAAGGAATCGGGTCGCTCCATGCCACTACGTTATTATTGGAGCCGTCAACGGTGCCAACGGAGAGCCAGCAATTATTTACCGTTACGATACGATAATGGCCGCAATCGCCATTTTTGCCATTGCTCTGGTCTTTTGCGTATGCGACATCAACAAAATGTGTTCCGGCGGTTGGTATTGACACATAAACGACCTTTTTAGCATCCGGGCCGCTTATTCGGTCCAGATAGTTTGCAGTGCGTGTAAGACCCTCGGTGTCGAGTTTACCCACAAGCACAAAGTCAAAGTTGGTTTCGCTCTGCGCCCAAATTTCAATCGCAACCATCTGATTAGGTTTGGTGGTTACGATTGTAATACGGTTTTTCGTTATCTCGTTGTCGGCGATTGCCGGCGAATTATAATATCCGTTTAGTTGCGAAAAAACATTGCCATGTGTGATTTGCACATTCTCGCGGTCGGGTGTGTCGCTCCAGCCTGCTGGGGTCAATGCGCTGCCGGTAGGCTTGCTTGGCTTTTCAAAGGAATAACGATAGACAAGGCGGTTGCTATCTCCATTTACACCATTAACGCCCTGTGCCACTACACCCCAATATACGGAATCCGTTGGCAAGTGTCCTTTTGTCGGGGTATTATGAATATAGCGATAGGTAGCGGTCGCTCCGTCCGGGGTCGTGTAGCTTACCTCGTCATTCCGATAATAGATATAGCTTGCGTTCCATACACCACGATATACACCCAAAGGCGAAACATCGCCACTCTCGCTTACAACGCTTACGTTCTTTAAGGATATGCCATTGTCCCGGCTAACATTCCAGTCGATAGAGCTTGAGGCATCCCCTATACGAAATTTGTTTCCGTCCAAGTCCAGATAGCACTCACCATCGCTTGTTACGATACGACCCGTGGTAATGGTGTTGCCATTGATACGGGTAAAGCCATAGGTAGTTTGGAAATCACGGAAATTATCATCGGAGTAGAGCGTTGAGAGAATCCCCACAAGGAAATAGTAGTTGTTGGGGTCATCGGTCGGCTCAAACTTATATTGGGTCTGGGTCATTATCCATGTGCCGGTTTCTCCATTCTTGGAGCATTTGGCAAATAGATAATACCCTGCTGTGCTTGGCAACTCAAAGGCAACCGCGCCCATTTGCCATGCCCTAATTTTGTTCGGGTCAATGGTAAGGTGCGACAATATGCCGGCTGAGGCGGCAAAGCGATTAGGATTGCCGCCATAGTTGGCTTGGAGAATTACCCCGGTTAACACAAACTGCTGGCTTTTTGAGCCAACTGTCAACATATTAGTGTCTATCGAGTTGGGGCGTATATTGTCAGTATCGAAAAAGCCGTCAGTGTCATAAACCATGTTGCGCAAGTCCTCGGTGGTACGCCAACCACGGCGGGCTTTATTGAGGTCGCGTAGTCGATTGTTGGTGATTATCTGCTCATGGTCTATAACCGTTAGAACCGTCTGGGTTGAGATTGAAATTGCTGTCGTATCGGAGAGGGTCAACTGATAGTCATGCTCCAACAAAAGATTGCGAGTAATCTTTTGTATGCGGATTTGTTTTGCTATTCCGAAACGGTCATCTTTTACAGGCACAAAATCGCCAACCTTGAATACACATACCTCCGCATCGCGGCTCAACGCCTCAAGGAAATATAGGCGGTCCAGCGTAAGCGAATATTGCGCTTTGGCTTGGGTCGCAGGCTTGAAATCATCCATGCCGGCATACCACAAATCTTCCTCGGCATTTTGCTCGTAACTTTCGGGCAGAAATATATCGGTAATCTTGTAGGTATCACCTATCCTTATGCGATATGCCTCGGTGTCGGTCGTAGGTATGGTAAGGCCGCGTTTGTCAGTGAAAGGGATTAAGCGGAATTTCTTAGTAGCATGGTCGTAGCCGCCTTTCGCCTCAAGCTCAAACTGCTGCCCTGCCAAAAGCCCGGACGTGAACGTGATTTTGGCCGTAACACCATCCACGAGATAGATTGTGCCACTATCGTTTTTGGCGTTAAGGTCAAAGTCCATAGTGTCATCAATGAAAGCGTTTATATCACCGTCAACCAATGCAGTAACTTTGCCCGTGCGAGTCGGAAAGATTTTGTCGTAGGTCTTGCTATCCTCATCGCTGCCTATCTTGGCCGCCAACTGCGCATCCTCTAAATAACGCTTGCCGTCATCCGAAATACCGATAAGCTCGGTATTGGGTTCAACAACGGTGCCGTCATATAGAATGTGCTTTTTGCGATTGTAGCGGCGGGGATAAGGCAGTTGTAGGCGTTCAGCGTAGTTGCGATAGTCGGTGCGTATGTTGGTAGTGCCGCCCTCAACCCAAAGGCGCGTAATAATGGCTTTGTCATCCACCTTTTGCTCTTTGAGCTTATAGAGGCCGTTGCCCTTGCCCCACTCAAAATATTCAGCACCGCCGGGGGGATTGACACGCTGCCCGAATTTTCCAATATGGATTGTGCGCACGTTGTCATCCTGTGTAATAAGAAATTCCAGATTGAAATTGTCCTTATTGCAAAGGGTCTGTAAGACTTGTAGGCAGTTATTCCCGGAGAATTGAAGCGTGAGAGCCTCGGTTTCGGGGCAGTTGTTTTCATCGAAAGCCCATAGCCCCGGATAATCACGATTGAGGTTGAAAATCAACACTTGCACAAATTCCTTGATTGTATAAGTCAAGTCAAATGTAGAACGGTCGGATTTTCCGTACCTGTCGCAATTACGATAGATTGTTTTCATAAGGTCATACATAGGCCCGTAGAAAATCGGCTCAAACGTATAATGGTTTGCGCCCTCAATCCCACGGGTTGTAGTAGTCCTTATAGAGTAATCGAATCCGTCAACAATGATTTTATCCCCCTTGTCGAAAGATAGCCATTTATCGGAAACGATTTGGAGCGAAATATAATCATCGCCCATAAGGGAGCTGTTTTGTGTTGCCTGCTTGACTACACAAAACGGCTCCTTAGTATTGAGCGTGATAATCTCGCCGTTGCGTTTGATTATTTGAGTAATTCCCATACCGTTATGGCGTTGGTTTCAAATTGCTCTATGTCCTCGATAACCCCGGTAACGATAATGTCATACTCGCCGGGGAGCGCGTAGGTATGCTCTACGGTAGTGTTGTTGCCACCCACGTTGAAAGTGTGAGTGCCATCGCCCCAGTAGATGTTGAGTAGCTTGTATGTCGATACAGTGATTGTTGCCTTTGAATTGCTGGTGCCGGATATGTGGCGCAACACTCTTTTCACCGGTTCATCCTCTGTGAGCTTGAGGGTGAATTTGCCAATCATAAGGTCATCATTATAGCCACCCCATTTCTTATCAACGGGGGATTCATCCAGTAAGTCAACCTCATAGACGAGTGGCTTTGCGGTCCCGTCATACTCCACCTTGAGGCGGCGCGTATGGTCGCCGTCAAAGAGCGCGAAAAAGCGGTTGCACCACTCCACAAATGCGCTGCGGCTGCTTGCCTCGATAAAGCATTGTAGAGTAATGGTACGCTCCTTGAAACGCTTGCGCTTGCGGTCGCGCACAACTCCGTGGTAGTTGTCGTAGTCCACCGATAGACTTTCTTTCTGCGCCAGCCTGCCAACAAGTCTATCAGAGGCCGACACATATACGCCGTAGTCCTTGAAATTTACGCCGTCAACGTAGTATTCAACATCGGTGTCGGCTTGCATTTTGAGGATTTCTTTCTCTGTCTTTGCCACGTTGAAGAGGCGCACCTCATCCAGCGTTGCAGTCGTTGTGAGCAATTCATCGGTGGAGAGTGAAAGTCCCGTGGGGTTTGCGCTCAACGTGCCAACATAGACACACTCGGCATTTAAGAACACTTTGAGCGTGGAGCCGCTGCGCACGAAAGCGACAAAATGCCACTCGCCCGGCACAACGTCCAGCCACTGCTCGTTGAAATTCTCTATACCGGGTAAATTTACGAGCCACCCCAGACGCTTTGTAGCGATTTTCACATACAACGTGAGTGTAAAGTCGCTTGTGAAAGGTATAGCCTGCGCCGTGCTTACCTCGCCGCCGCATAGGTCGAGAGCTTTGCCGGTCTTGGCTTGCTTGGTGAATACGGCACCGCCCGAAATGGTTGCGTCATGGCGGCCCGTGGAGTAGTCGTATGCCTTTGAGCCGTCCGGGTCATCAAAGGGCAGATACAAGAGTAAATTTTTGTCAACCATGATTAGTATGTGGTTTTATCGTTATAAGTTGCTTTGACTTTTGCGAGTGAGGATAACCCTATATACTCGGTTGTGGTATTTTCCCCATAGGCGTTGATACTGACATTCGCATCATTGCCTATCACGGAAAGGTGTAGCGTGGCATTGTCGAATAGGTCAATGGTAACAATGGCATTGTCGGAAACAATCACGGCTACCTCGCTGTCATGGCGCACATACAGGCGTGAAACGGAATAGCCGTCATACTCCAACATAGCTTTGCAGGCACCGTTAAGCACAACATCCGGCTCGTTTTTCATCGGGGGGAGTTCATCATCAATAAACACCCCGAAAGGCTCACTCTTGCCCTTGAAATTCTCTCGGAGAAAATCAAGAGTAGGATAGTTTTCGGAAATGCAAAAATCTATTCCTTTGATATAGAGTTTCACAAGTTCCTCGGTCGAAAGTCCGTTATGGAGCTTCCTTTGCCATAGACGGCACAAGCCTTTATTTATACCGTCCGTTTTGAGTTGTTCTATCAGTTCCATAGCCTACGATATACCTTGTGAGAGTAAAGAGCTGTCTTTTGTTTCTATTCGCTTGAGGGTCGCGTCAATCCGGGAGAGTATGGCGTTTGTATTAGCCGTGTTCTGCGATATGGCCGACTGTTGCAATAACTGTTCGCGCAATACGCTCGTCTGCTCGGATTGATTTATGATAAAAGCGTTAAGACGGCCCGCGATAACACCGCCTGTTTCCTCGCTCATGGCGGCCACGGCACCGGCCAGCGGGTCGCTTGCCGTATCGTCCTCAATATCTTTTATCCAATCGCCTACTGCGTCAAGAGCGTTAGTAAAGGTTTCGCCGGCCATTCTGGTAAGGTATTCAAATCGGGCTTTTTCCTCTTTGGTAAGCACACCGTCCGACATCGCCTCTCCCAGATATTGCACGGCCTCATCCATAGCCTTAGCGAGAAATTGGCGTTTCAGAGCGTCAATCACGGCCTTTTTCAGTACCTCGCGTGTAGTATCGCCCAAAGCCTTTGCCGCGTCCTCGCCGGCGCAATATGCGTCAACTATCGCGTCCGCGTATTGGTCGATAGCCTCTTTGGTTGTGGTCCCGGCGAAAGTTTCCATCATTTGCCGGTCTAAGTCCTCAATCTGCTGCTCAATCTGCTCTATCGCATCATTCCATTGCTGGATTTTGTTGTTGTCGGTCTTTTTCTTGTCCTTTTCAGCTTGGATTTGCTGGCGCATAAGTTCTTGCTGCTCTCGGAGCGACTGTTTCTGTTGCTCATACAAGCCCAGCATATCATCACCCTCTTTGGCTTTTGATAGCTGTTTGTTCAAGTCCTTAATCTGCGCCGTCAGTTGGGCGTATTTGGCAAAATCCCATGTTCTACGGGCTGTTTCACGCTGTTTCTCCAATGCGGCTATCTGGTCCTCTATCAGTTTTATGTTTTGTTCAAATCCGGCACGTTCCTCATCATTGAATACCCAGTAAGTATTATTAAAGGCACGTTCCAGACGAGAGTGAGAGCGTTCAAGCGCATCAATCTGTTTTTGTAGCTCCTGTATGCGCTTTTCGTATTTCTTATCATGGAGCTTGGCGAATATTCCTACAACGGATGTAATAGAGGAAATCATGCCGGTTACTCCACCGATAATATCACCACTCATAAACTTGCCAACCGAGGCGGCCGCATTTCCCAACTGCCCCATAAGCTCTATTGCAGTCCCCAGACCGTCAGCCACTCCGTCCATACCCAGAGCGTCAAACATACTTTGGAGCGAAGAGGCGCACTCGGTCGTTATATCCGTTACTTTCTCCACGGATTGAGTAATGCCATTCGCGGCGGCTTTTACCTCGCGCTCGGCATTTTCTACATCCTCTTTGCTACCCTCGCCTTTGGCTAACGCAGCTTTGGCTGCTGCGAGTTTCTTTCTCGCTTTGAGATAGTCATTAAAGAACGTATCAAGGGCAGAGAACGGGTTGAGTTGCTGAATCCTTTCTTTGGCTCGTGTAAGGCTATCAATAACGGCCTTAAAGTCCACGGGCGAGAGTTGGATATTGCCGGCGGCCAACTGTTGCTCAACATCCTTAATCAGCTTGGAGATTTGCCCCACGGAAAGAGTATCAAGGTCGCTAAACAACTTTTTCCAGCTATCGGATTGCTGGAGAAATGCCGTATTGAGAGCCGACAATGCCTCTTTCTCAGCTTTGTTGATAAGGCGTATGCGTTCCTCATCGCCCATGCGCTCGGCCTCAGCTCGGAGTAAAGCGTATTGGTCGGTGATAGATTGCCTTTGTTCCTCAAAAGAGCGATAATCGTTTAGGACGGTTTCATGTACCTCTTTTTGGAGTTCGGCCTCCCTTTGGGATAGGTCCAGACTTGCGGCGGCTCGGTCATCATCGCTTATAATACCACTTTCGCCATTTTCCAGCTTGCGTTTTGCATCTGCCACCGCTGCCAGTTTCTCGGCAAGAGTTTGGCTACGATTGATAGCGGCATTGACACTCTCACGGAAAGCGTCAAGAGCCGTTTTTGCACCTGTAAGCTCATCATATTGCACGTTAAGGGATATAAGAAAATTACTCTCTCCCTCGGTGATTGTTCCGGCGGCTTTTTTGGCTTGGAGTTCGGCGATTTGCTTTTCAAGATACTGCTTGAAAGAATTGCCCGATTGGAGCAAAGACGCAAATTGCTTATCGGCAACATCCTTACCCATATTCTCCACCCAACGCCAATAGAGTTCGTATTGCTTTTTCTTGTAATCCAATTCGCCCTCAAAGAGTTTGTTCGTGGATTGCTGGTAGCTTTGATTCTCATAGGCGCGGCGTTGTGCAAAGCCGTCTTTTTCCTCTTGGGATAGGCCGCCTTTGCCTGCGGATTTACGAGCCTTTATAAGCTCTTTTTCCTCTTTGTCGATACGGTCAAGAGCTTCCTTATGTTGTAGGTCAAGAGTAGCTTTGCGTTTGGCATAGCCCTCTTCCATGACTGCAATACGGGACTCTTCGACACGCTTTTCAGCCTCAAGCTGCTTTTGTGCCAAAGTATCAGCGGCACGGGCCGCATCGTTTGCTCCATTGTGGCCGCCACTACGCCCGCCACCGCGCTTATTTCTGCCCGTGGCGGAATCCAACTTTTTCTGGAGTGTATCAATTTGGGTGTTGTAGTCTTTCCATGCTTGGCTTCCCAGTTGAGCCTCGCCGCGCAACTTTTTGAGATTTTGGATTTCGCTATTTATGCCAGTTTCAGTATTGAGGTCGTTTTGTTTCTGCCCAATTTGAGCTTGAACATCGCGCAACATCGCCATTGCGTCTTGATAGCCATATACGGCAATATCAATCGCAACCTCGGTCCCGCTTATCTTTGTAGCCAAATCGTGTAGTTCAGTAAGGCTTAGGCTGGCAATATCAATTTGCGGAGCTGTCTGTTCAGCCGTGTTACCCATTCGGGCATAAGAATCAGCGGCGGCATTTGTCGCTTCTGTTTGTTCCTCAAATGCTTGTCTTGCCAAGATAGCACGGTCAATAATACCATCTTCCTGCATGAATACATCGTGGAACGCATCATCAAGCACTGAATAATCAGTAATAAACGAAGCGTGTTGTGCATCAATTCCCGCATCGGTCATTATCTGTGTTATCTGGTCGCGTAACTGTTGTTTAGCCCTTTCCTTTTCATCGTCTGAAAGGTTCACCATTTTAGGCAAAGCGTCCTCAATTATTTGCCGGATATGCCCGGCAAAAGCCGTGGCGTTCTGTTGAATATCATCGCTATCAGTAGAATATCCAATGCCTAAAATTTCATTCCAATTATAGTGGTGAGCCTCTTTGAGTTCCTTTTGGATTGATTTCTCAATCTCATCCAAAGCCGTAGAATACTCGTTTTGAATATTAGCGAGTGAATTAGACCTTTCAGTTTCGCCCGATTGACGTTTAATAGCGTCAGTGAGTTTATCCATAGCCTCCTGCACCTCTCGTGCGGACGCTCCAACTTGTAACGCATTTAAGCCGTATTCCTCTAACTGCGCATTTAGTTCTTGAAAGGCTTTCTTATAGGCATTACTATTATGGTCGGTATTTTGTAACACCGATACAAGCATTTGGAGATTGGATAACTGACTTTCTCCACTCTCGCCAAATTTTTTCATACTATCCGCCGCATCATCCTCGCTATCGCCCAGCATGGTAAATGCACTTATCAATAGGCCGACAAGAGATAGAATTGCGCCGATAGGGTTAGCTACCATTGTAGCCCAGAGAGCTTTTAACCCTGCTGTCAATTTACCCGTAGCGGCCGATAATATGCTTGTGGCTGCTGTCTGTGCAGTCTTAGCGGCGGTGTCGGCTACCGATGCGGCCCGACCTTGTGTGGTTGCAAGAGTTTCAAGCTGTTTTTTCTTTGCATAGAAATCCGATTGAGCCGCCAATGCCGCTTTGCGAGTAATAGCTTGCTGGTCCACGGCCGCCTCAAGTCTTTTTTGTGCAGCGGCTATGGCTGTCGCATTTCCTGACTGTTGCGCCCAATATACCTCATAACGAGCCGCTTCAACCGCTTGTGTTGCTGATATAGCCTTTGACTTGGCGGCTTCAACTGACACGGCCGCCTCTTTTACGGTTGTGCGCATGGTTTCCAAAGAGGCCGCTTGGCTTGCCCGTTTGGATTGTACCTCTTGGATAACGGCAGCTCGATAGGCCGCACTTTTGGCGGTCAAATCCATTTTTGACAATGCCAAACGCTGCTCGGCCGAAAGAACACTCAACGCTGCGGCTTCATATCCTGCGCTTGATGTAGTAAGTCCGATGTTGGATAGGTACTCTTGCTGCTGAACAGTCAACAGGCTCGTAATAGCCCCTATTCGTAGCTGCTTGACAATAGCCGCTTGTTGTTCCGCGCTTAGGGTAGCCTCCAATGCCGTAAAATGTGCATTTTCGGCGGCGGTCATAGCTTTCTTTTGAGCAAGAGCCGTGCCGTTGAGAGCTGCCTCGGCTTTCATAAGTACGAGTTTTGCGCTCCTTACGGTGTTGTCAAGCACTGCAATGCCGGTGTAGCCTTTGGTCGCAACACTATTGAGTACGATAGCGGCTTTCACTGACCCGTAGCCGATAGCAACCGCTTTCAGTATGCGCACCAACGTATCCATGTGTTCCACAAGGTATGTGGCACCGGCAATAGCCCCGGAGAATAAGCCCTCGTTGGATTTACCCCAGTCGTTAAGAACAGTGTCCCAAGCGTCTTGTAGGTTTGCAATCTGTCCCGTGAGAGAGGCCGATTGTTTTTCCATGAGGTTGTAGAATTGGCCGCCGGAATTAGTCATCTTGTTTAAGACCTCTTCGACATCGGCAAAGCCGATTTTGCCGGCCGACACCATTTCATTTATCGCATCGGCTGTTGTATGGTATTTCTCCGCAAGCTCTTTTACAAGTGGAATACCACGGCCCGTAAATTGTCGCACGTCTTGCGCATAGAGCCTGCCCTGTACCATTGTTGTACCGTATAGGTAAACAATATCATTAAGAGGTATGGAAAGGCCGCTGGCTATGTTTCCAAGCCTTACAAGCGTGTCATTCACTTTGTCGGCACTCACACCATAAGCCATGAGCTGCTTTGCACCCTCAGCCACGCCCATAAGGTCAAATGGCGTTTTGGCGGCGGTGTCAACCATCTGTTGCATGAGCGTAGTAGCCTTATCGGTACTGCCCAGCATTGTTTCAAAGGCAATTTCCAGTTGCTGGAATTGTCCGCGTGTCTGTATAATGGAATTTACGAGGCCGTGCATACCCTGTCCTACAAGGTAATAGGAGATATAACGCCCTGCGCTTTCGGCCATTTTTCTAAATGAATCCTCAACCTCTCCAACCTCGCTAATAGCGGTATTGGAGAAATTTCTAATCTGTCGCTCCATTGACTGAGCCGACACATTGAAATCATCTATATTGAGCGTTGCCCTAAATCCTAACGCGCCGCCTAAGTTTTCCATTACATATAACCTTTGAGATAGTTTTTAATATCTTCTTTTGTTGTGAGTTCTTGGGTGATTGTCTGGCTTTCATCAATCGGGTTGCCGTTTTCGTCAAGTGGCACTTCCTTTGCCCTCGGCGCATCCGCAATCATCAGTTGCACGTTGAGCCATGAAATGCCCCATAGCAAGTATTCATAGCTCCACCCAAAGTTTCGTAGTAGTTCGCCACGATTACCCCACGGAGAGTTCAACCCGGTTACTCTATTCGGTCGTTCTCGGTTTTCGGCCGGGTCGTTCCCATTTCCCGTATCAATCGAATAGAGGATGTAAAACCCGCGGGGTTCATCATCTGGTTAATAACCTCGGCGAGTTTTTGTAAACGCGCCACGGTTAGGTGTTCCATGAAAAATTGTTTGAGGTCCCGCACGGATTTGTTTTTAAGGTCGGCCACTATCGGGTCGTTAATGACTGCAACGGCGGCTATTTCTGCCATTTGGGGTATGTACTTGAATAGCCGCTTGCTCTCTTGGATAGGTTGCGCTTGCACAACATCCTCGTTGTATTCCATGAGCATATAGAGCTGGCGCAAGCGGTCGATAGTTCCGAGATAAAGAGGTTTTATATGGAAATTGCGCATATACACCTCTTTCATCGTGCCGGTTTCAACATCGGGTATCTCGGTAAGCGTTACATCCCAGTCTTTGGGTATCTGTTTATCGCGCCACACTACATTGCGCTTTGGGAATAAGCGTTTTTTGAGATTAAACCACTTTGAGGGCTTAACCGGGTTAATTTTCAAAGGCACGGTAAACTTAGCCCCCATTGATAGGAGGGCTTGTATTGCCTTATCTTCTATCTCTAACCGCTGCTCGCGTGTCAGTTCTTGTTGCTCTTGCTGTTCCATTGCGATTTAATTAAATGCGCCCCCTAACCGAATAGGGATAGGGGGCGCAGTCGTTGCGAAAAGGCCCGTTGTTAGGCGGTCTGTGTCGGGTCGGTCATTTCCTCGTCTATGCAGAGCTGGTCTTGGAAATTGATTTTGAGAGGCACCAGACAGATACCCTTGCTTGAATAGGTGATTTCAAACTTGGGTACGACTACTACGTTGGGGCAGCCGACAAACAAGCCCTCTTCTGGCATGAGCCATACGGCCCATTCCTTGTAAACAGGCTTGAGGGGGCGCAGCCACTTACGCTTGGGCGCGGAGCCGGTGATTGTGCCACCGAAATACCGGGATAGCTGCTCCAGCGACGGGTCCATGAGTGTGAGGTTGACGGCGGTAACGTAGTTACCCATCAGCGTGATTTTCTTTGAGGACGTTTCCGATTCATGCACGGTCTGTTCCACATCGTCATCTACAAGCTGACAGGTGTCTTTGTAAACATCGCCTAAGTCAAGCCACGCATTGCCGTTCGCGGGCATCTGGCCGGCGGTTGTGCCAGCGGGGGCTATAAAGATTTTTTTAAGCCCCATTGTTGATAATATAGGCATGGTCTTATTAAATTGGTTGTTATTGATTACTTGTTTTATCTCTCACGGTGATTTCCAGAGCAAACGAAACGAAATGCTCGTCATGGTCCGGCTCTTTGATAGGGGGATTGATTAGGCCGACATTCCAGTTGTAGCCCTCGCCCTTTTCGTAGTGGTTTTGCAGTACCTCAATCGCCTTGCTCCGAATGGCAATCAACCGCGAGTGATTGATACGAAATACGGATTTGCCGCCGGCCATCGGCTTTTGTATGTCCGGCACATGGATATTCACGTTGATTTGTCCGTAACGCACACTCCCCTCGCCGTCTATGGTGTGAGGAACAATGATAACGTCCTCTTTGGTGTAGTCGTTCCTTTCGTAGTCGATTACACCGCTTATCATGGTCTTAACCTCGCTCTCTTGGAGCATTTGGTAAACCCTTACAGCTATTTCCTCGGTCGTTATCATATTGTCATTCCAAACATTTCATTTGCTTTGGCTTTCGCCTTATCCATGAGCTTTTGCATTGCCTTTGGAAAGTCGGTTTTGGCTTTGAGTTCAGCGGGGAGTATCACGTTATAGCCCTTTGCCTCCACATAGGCGGCATAGTTCATGCCGGCAACAATCACGAGCGCAATACAATCGGGGAGTGTCGCAATCATTTTCATTGCGGCTTTCAGTGCCGCCTCTTGCGGTTTGTCGGATTGGTCGGCGGGACCGAAAACAATGTCTTTGTTTTTCACTACAACATAGCTTATTGAGTTTGTGAGATTACCCGTGCGGTCGGTGTAGTTGTGCTTATCCTTTGCATACTTGACTAATTCCTCACCCAAGTATTTGCAAAGGAATATGGCAGCCTCTTCAACGCGATTTTGAAACGCGGCTACTTGGGCGGCTATTAAACCACTGCCAAACATCGGAGTTATCCCCATACCTCAATATATTTTCGGTTCAACGTATCTACTCCTTGCGCCTTAAACTCGGCAATCATGGTCTTGTCGGCATTGTAGAGCCGGATAGTATCACCCACACTTATTTCACCTCGGAAATACTTTGAAATGAAAACATCGTAAGTGTAGGTGTATTCTTGCCCGTCAGTACCTATGTAGTGCTTGGCAGGGATAGAAATATCAATCTGGCACTCGCAACCCTCTTCAAAAGCGGCGGTGTCGCTTTGAACAGTAAAGCCGGTTGCGGGGTCTGTGAAAACCTCGCCACCATGCCAATAGTCAAAAGAGCCGTTGTATCTCAT